CTTTCTTGGGCGTTGCCGATTCGCCAATCTTGGCCACGCCAGTCAGAGCTTGGCTGGCAGCCGTCAGCAGGGCCGGAGCAGTCGAGAAGCTGCCCGCAATAGCAGAGGCAATGTTCAGGTCTTGCGAGGCAGCCAAGCCCCCATAGATCGACAGATCAGCGTTCTCCCGCATGATCTGGAACTCGCGGCCAGCCATCAGCGCATCCGCTTGCTGCGAGGTCATGGGTGAGCCAGTGAATGGGTCAATGCCAGAGGCAGCAGCCCGCGCCCGCGCAGCCGATGCAATCCGCAGTTGTCGCTGAAAAATCTGGTTCGCTTGGTTGCTGTAGTTCAGCGCATTCTGCCTGCCTTGCAGCTTGGCTTGCTCGGCCTGCAGAGACATCTTCTGAGCCTGCATCTCAGATTGCTGCTTTTGCACGCTGGCTGACTGAGCCAGCGCAACAACACTGGTAGCCGTACCTGCGGCTGCAATTGCTCCGGCATATGGTGCGATGGCCGCCGCTGCGGCTGCAATAAATTCCATTATGTTCCCCCGTAGACAGACAGCTTGTACTCAAGGCCTAGCAAGGTCAGCTTAAGCGGAGCGTCTTGCGTGACCGTGATCTGAGCATCCTGCGTGTAGCCCAAGATACCGTTCAAAACCTTGGTTCCCGTGAACTCAGGAACAGCGTTGTCCAAGATGTCCACAGTGTCCAGGGTGCGGATCGGCACCGGTATGTTGTTGATGTTGATGTCCTGCGTTTCGTACAGAATGGCGTTGATCTCGACAATCCGCTTTTTGAATCCGATGCGGGTGCCAACGCTCATGCGAGGCTCAATCGGCAGCGTCTTGATGTTGACGGCAAACGGCAGGCCAACCTCATAGCTGGTGGTGCTTGGGCGGTCAAAGGTAATCGCTCCAGCCCCGCTGACCGTCTCATTGGCCAGCACGCTACCATCAGCAATCACATTGACCGATTCACCGATGTGCGGCAGGCCACTGGCCCCAGACGCAGCTCCACCACTGAAACCACAGTCAGTGCGAAAGCCAGAATCAAAGACCTCTACAAAGTAGCGGTTGACCGAGTTGAAGGTGCGCTTTGCGACAACATAGATGTCTTCAATGTCTACGCCCACATCCTTGAATTCGCCATCCGTCGTGATCCGGCTGGGGGCCACCACACCCTGCTGGCGCAGCAGAGAATAGGCGGCCATCGTGCCGTCACCATTGAGGATATACAGGGCATCAGCCTCATCCGTACTGGTGGCCTTGCGTAGCGCCATCTCGGCAGGGCTGTTGAGCAAGTGGCTCGACAGCAGCGAGATACTGGTGCTGACATACGAGGCAGTCGTATCCGTGAACAGGAACTCATTGAGCGCCTTGCCCTGGCGCTGGATATACATGGTGCCAGACTGCAGAGCCTTAACCCGGATGCCCTCCCTGGAGCCATTGCGGCTGACCGCCTTGGCAAAGAAGTTGTTTGGCGTAATAGGCTGAGAGTCCTGCTGCGGGATATAGAACTCGCCACCAGTCGTGAAGACCTGCAGGTCTTTCGAGCTGATCATGTCGGTGATGATGTTCAGGCTGTTGGTATCCAGCGTAGCCTCAATCGCATCATCGTCATAGTTCTGGTCAGGGTTGAAGTCAAAAAACAACCCTACCTTGCTGCCCCACATTGTCGACGGGCGGGACTTGCTGCCGCCAAAGTACAGCCGCCCTTCATGGAAAGAGCAGGTGCGAGGCCAGCCCTTGCTGGCAGACCAGACATCTTCGTATCCGGTCTCGAGTTCCCAGTTGCCGCTGGCAATGGCAGTCGTGGCAAAGAACGGAATCTCGACCACAGCATTGACCACTGTGCCGCTGGTGTAGGACACGATACGGGCGCGGCCCTGGGGGCTGGCGTTGACATACTGGTTGACACTGCCAGCCGTGAAAACGCTAGAGCCAGCCGTCAGAGTCACGCTGCCCGACACAGCCGAAGGGGTCAGAGTGGTCGCTGGGTTTGTCCCGGCTGCGGTGTACTGGTACTGCGGGATGCTGTCAAATGTGATGTTTGTGGCAGTCCAAGATGCATCCGTAGCGCCACGCACAATCTTGATGGGGTTGATGTCCTTGTGCGTGATGATCAGCGTGTCGGCTGATTGCGTCCAGACCATGGTCGACAGAATGCTGCTGGTGACCGCACTGACGGAAAGATAGTCATTGGCCCCACCGTTGATGGCCGTGATGAGCTGCTTATCCTTGAAGACATACATCCGCTGGTGGGTGAACACCAGCATATAGCTGTCGGTCACGCTGAACTCGAAAGCGACAGACCGGGTGCCGTCACCAGGGTTGGCCGCCGATGGCAGCTCAAACAGGTGCTTAAGACCCGGCCTGCGGGTGACCCCACCCTGAGGCTGCACCAGCACATTCTCCAGGCGCTCCGCCCCGTTGGCATACTGCTCCAGATCAATGCGGGCACGCAGCAGGGGGTCTAGTTCCCCCGCGCTGAAGTTGGTTTGCAGCGAGACAATGCGGGTCATCAGAACCTCACGGCCACAAGCGAGAAGTCCTCAAACGCAGGATTCGTGTTGCCCTGGCCGTCGATCACCACGGCCGTGCGGAAGTAGCCGCCACGGTTGTTCTCGCTGGGGCTGCCGACAGCAACCTGCTGCCAGTATTGGGTCTTGGTCACCTGATCGGTGATGGGGTCGGCAAGGTGCCACGCCATCATGTACTTCAGGAGCTGGATGAAATAGGTCGGTACTTCACTCTCGCTGGGACGGTACTGGTAGTCCACTACCACCACCTCCTCATTGGTCAGCAGCTTGTCACCCTGGATGATCCAGTCGGTGAAAGTGCCAGCCCCGACAGCAGTCGAGGTGTAAGCCCTGCGGATGGTGCCCAGGCGGTCAGAGGGGAGCTGATATTCGTATCGGTACTGGTTGACCGGGGTGTTGATGGTCTTAGCCAGTTGCACCTTCTTGAAGGTGAATGACCATGGGTATGACTGCATGGTCGAATCACGCAGCGTCGGGTAGATACGGTCACACACATTGGCCGCATCCGTGCCCTCATTGAAAGAGCTTATAGGCTTTGCGCCCAGCAGCAGCAGGGCATCAGAGCATACGGTTAGAGCGGAGTCGCCTGCGGCCATATCAGTCCCTTAATGCGAGAAAGGCCAGCCCCCGATTGCTCAGTGGCTGGCCCGTTCAGTTGACTCCGATTAGTCGGAGTCTGTGGCGGTGACGGTCAGGCCGTCGGTGACATCAACGGTTGAGCCGTTGTTGGAGTTCACCCACACGATAGACATCGCGGGGGTGCCGCCCGAGCTGGTGTAGCAGAAAATAATGTCGCTGACTTTCAACAGGCTTGCAGCCGAGTTGAAGTAACCAGAGGTGTTGACATCGCCAATCGCGTCAGTGGTCGTGTACGTCCACATCTGCGGAGCGGTGCCAGCTTTGGACTGACCGCCAGCGGCGTTGAGACCAGTTGCAGAGTAAGCCATGGTGATTGCTCCTTATTCGCGGCAGGTGATTTCAACGATGCCGCCAGCGTCGATGGCCACAGCACCAGCAGAGAGCATGGACGACACCAGCCAAGAGGTCTTCTCGGGGATGTAGTTGATCTCAGAGCGGATGCCCATGCCTTCAGCCATGCCGACAGCAGTCTTGTGCCAAGCCCAGACCTTACGGTCAGAGCCAGAGCCACCGCCAGTCAGGCCGCCTTCAGAGCGGTCACCGATGGTGATGAACTTGAAGCCCAAGAAGGTGTCCAGATCGCCCTGAACCAGAGCCTTGACCGTGTTGAAGTCAGAGCTGGTAACAGCGGTCTCAGACAGCAGAGCCATCAGGTTGGCAGCGTGAACCAGCAGATAGCGGTCACCCATGGGGACGTTGGCAGCGTCCATCAACTGCTTTGCCTGACGCAGCTTGGCCACGTTCAGGTTGGTGTCCGAGCCGCCGATGTCGTTCGACACGGTGAGGCTGGTGGACGAAGCAGCGATAGCGTCGATAACGATCTGGTCAGCGCGGCGGCCAATGGCCTTACCGACAACCTGAACCAGCTCAGAACGCTCGTCAAAGTTGACCTTGGCCTGATTGAAGATGTCGCTGTATTCAGCGGCAATCCAGTCAGACAGGGTAACAGTGGCTTGCGAATAGGTGACATTCAGCGGGGTGACATCAGTCTGCGGAATGCGGACTTGAGCGACACCAGAGCCGATCTTGGGGAACTTGTGGGTAGCCGCAGTAACACCAGTACGAAGACGGACAGTGTTACGCAGGACAGCATCAGCTTGATACGCCTGTTTAACTTCCGCATCGAACAGGGTCACAAAGGCATTAGAGATGCTAATTGCCATTTGAGTCTTCCTGAAACGGGTTGAACTTAGGGTTTATCGCCGCTGGTTGTCCAGGTTACCCTGGGCCTTGACTTGTGCTTATCCTCGCACCGAGCGGTGGGCTACCACCATCTATCGGCCTTGCGGTTATCGACGGTTGGATTCTATCGCACAAGAATCAGGATGTGTCAACTATTTCTATCCCTAAGTCCCCATTGGTGAATGTTGGAGCAAAGCACAGCCATACCGTGGTGCTGCCAAGGTTTCGCCATGCTTGGATGCTGTCCCCATCGGAGCCATGTCATCGCGTCGCACTGCCCAGACTTGCAGAACTGATGACAGATAACCGCCACCTTTTGTCCCTACCACCCGGCTCTAGGCTTAGCCCACCGCCCCCGCTCTGGCTTGCTCGTGTCACGGGGTTGTTTAACAGGCCACCACCGACGTACCGCATGGCCTGCGAGCTGGCGTAGGACAACAAAAAAGCCGTTTACAACTGCGTCCGGTAGCAACCCCCAGGAACCCCTAGAGGCAGACGCATGTGTAAACGGCTTCAATGATGTTGTTTGCTACGACAACGCTTTCAGTATGGCAGAAAAAAAGCCCCCGCGCAAGGCGGGGGCAAGTGGCAACGGCAGGATTGCCGGAACCGAGGAGATCAGCTGTAAAACTTCTCGAACATCCGCTCTACCTTCTGGCGGTAAGCAGCATCGGTCTTGTACTTGGGATCAGCCACCATGGCCTCGAGATCCTCCTTTGAGGTGGATTCATCTGTCTGACCCTTGAGGGTGTCTACCGGCACCCTGCCCTCATAGGTCTCCCGCAGCTTCA